ACGCCAATTCCTTTAGACATAGCCATAGCAGGAGCAACAGCACCAGCTACACGACCTGCTCCATACCATACTGGATTTTCTTCAGAATAAACTTGTCCTTGTTCGCCTAATTTTTGAGCAAATTCGCTAGTTCCTAAACGACCACCAGTAAGAATTTGAGCACCAGCAACGGCAGGGTCAATAACAGATTTGGTAACACCAGCCATTGCAGATTCTAATGGGCGTGGTTCAGGCAATACATTTGTACGATCAATTCTTTGGGGTCTACCAACAGCCGCACCACCACCCGTTTCACCAAATTGATTGCCTAAAGGTTGACCATCAGGTGACATAACCTGAACAGACCCTTGTGGTTGATACAGTTTTTGTGCTTGAGCAATAACATCCGCTTGAGAAGCACCATTAGGGCCTTCTAGCGTAATTGTTTGTCCATCAGGGGCTTGTACGGTGTATTGAGCCATAGTTTACTTTGTAGGGGTCACGCTAATAATGTTCCAACCACCAGTATTTACTTGTGGAACTCCAATTTGTTGCCCAACATTGACAGGTTGTTTTGGTGCTTTTGGCGGTGTTGTTTGCAAATTTAAACCCTCATAAGGGTCATAAATAACACTTTCAGGTGCAATTTTGTTTTTAACAGCAATGTTTTCAAAAAACTTCTTTTGACCTTCAAATTGTTCTTTTTGACTTTTAACCAAATCACCAGCCGCTTGTGAAAATTGTGTTCTCTGTGCTGGGGTAAGTCTTTGACCGCTCATAACTTTATTGTATTGTGATCTAACAGTATCAGGAACGCCTCTTGCGTTTTCAGCAGAAGCGTATTCACCTTCACGAACTGTAGAACTTGGATCAAGAATTTTCATAAAGGCAAATATCTTAGACATATCACCAGCGGCAGTATCAGGAGCAGTTTCAATTTTGCGATACGCTTGACTAATTTGAATATGCGGTGTTGCTTGACCTAAAAATGAAGTACGCAATGGTGCTTCAGCAGGATTTACTTTTTCTTCACCAGTTAAAGGTGCAGAATAAATAGTTTTTCCACTAGAAGTAACTAAATTTCCTTTAACGGTATGTAATTTTTCACCACCTGCGGCAACTTCTTTAACAGTACCATCGGGCATTGTCATATAGCGTTTTTGGCCTTCAGACAAATCAAATTCTTGTGGAATCATCTTTTTCATGCCTACTTCTTGCAATTTAGGATTGTAGGCTTGTGCCGCAAAACTATATGCTTCCATAGGATTTTTAGACAATAACTGATTGAATTGATTAAGTTCGTCAGTATGCTGTGCTCGTACGGCTTTGGCTAAGTCTATTTGGGCTTGATCGCCTTTTTCAATACCTTTTTGACCAACATAAGTATTAGCCAATCCAGCTAGATTTTGAAATATGCTAGGTCTTACATAATGACCACTAATCATTTGACCCTGTGGTTGTTCCATGCCTTTTTGCATCAACATTTCAGCCATTTTTTGCTGGCGTAAAATCTGTTGCTGTTGCAACATCTGTTCGGGAGTTAGTGTTCCAATATCAGCCATGATTAACGATCCATTCCACCAGTTCCACCAAACGCTTGATTCCAAGTAGCGGCAGATGGTGCTAAATTACCTGATGTAAGTAATTGACCATTGTTATCGTAAATATTGCCAGTTACTCCACCATTAGTCATTCCATTAGACATTCCGCTATTTCCAAAATCATCAGGTTTTTTACGCAACGCTTGGGCTAAAGCTAGTGGGTTCATACCACCGCCCTGAGATTGTCCAGCTTGCTGTGCCAATTGAGCCTGTTGTGCAAGTGCCGCCTGTTGATTAGCTTGCTGTTGCCCAAAGTTCTGAAATACAGGTTGTAAACCGCTAACATCCTGCATTGGTTGACCTTGAAGAATATATGGGTTCATAGTAGTCCGTAATCTACGACTTTATAGCCGTCATCTAGGGTTTTAACTGCGTAAGGGTAGACTTGCTCTACTTCTTGAGCCATATAGCCGTAATGAACGCCATGACCAGCTAATTCATGGTTTTTAAATTCAGGCTTATATTCATATTTGTAAACAGTCAAGCCGTTATTAGCAATACCAATTGGCTCAATGTTTTCTTTAGTGCGAATATCAGACATTAAAGGTATTGCGGCCGCACCTAGACTAAATAATCCACCTGTCATTGCATTATTTGAAGCATTTTGAGCATTAGAAGCCGCTAATTGGGCGTTGTAACCCATTTGTGCCGCACCTAGCATATCAGGCCCAGCCGTAGTAGCTTGTTGTGCAGAATTTACAAAACTAGGGCCTTGCACCTGTGCTCCTGATCTAACAGCGTTTAATGTATTTAACGGTTCGTTACGCAAATAGGCTTGCTCTTGCAAGGCAGATTGACGGGCTTGTTGACCAACGCCAAAACCTTGAGTAGTGGCGGCCGCTAACAGATCATTTTCTTTTTGACCTTGACCCATCATTGCTCGTCTGTATGCTTCTGAACCTACGGGAATACCCGAATTAGCTAATTGAGTGCTTAATGCTTCACGCCCTTGTTGAATTTGGGGTTGAAGTCTTTGCATATAAGCATCTTGATAGCTTTGGCTAGGATTAAACCCAGTAGTCGGCAGTTTGCTGGTGTCAAACGGGGTGTCAAGCATATTGTTGACATAACCCAAGCCTTTACCAGTTAATTGACCAAGACCTAAACTGGCTTGATTTTGATAATCTAATAATTGTTGCTGTGCAGGAGCAAGTGACTGAGTAGCAGACCAAGTGGCATTGCCATACGGATCTTCGCCTGAAACTTTATATTCAAGCGATCCATAAGGTGTGTATTGATTTACACGATTTGCGGCTGTGGCGGCTCTTGCCGCATCTAAATTACCTGCCGCAGTTTCTTTTGCCGCACCTGAATAATCGGGTGGTGGGGGTGCACTACTCGACTTGCCCATATCTTTCTCCTAAAAATCTACATTTGTCTTTTGACATTACAAAAAACAACAAATCTCCAGTAGGAAAAACATCAAGTAATCGTGCTTGTTCCTCAAACCCCAATTTCTTGACAAACTCTACCGACTTGTCGTTACTACTTACTACTGGGGCAACAATCTTATCTACCCCTAATTGTATAAAAGGATAGTCAAAAATGGTAGCTAAATATTGCTTATTTAATCCTTTTCCAAGGTAAATATGGCAAGTTACCGACTTTTTATTAAAATCCTCATACCAAACTACTGCTTCTATTTCATCTGTTACCCATCCGATTGCGGTGGAATTTTCAGGTGTCCATACCATGTCTAACTTTTGGGCGATAAATGGCCCTAATAAGTCTTTATCAAAACATAGCACTACAGCACTCCACCTTTTTCCATTACATAATCGGTTGATGCCCAATGAAACTCAATACCTTGCGATGCAACATTTATATTAACTGATCCTGAAAAGCCAATTCCGTTGACCCCTTGCCAAAACTTAGTGACGGTTAGACCACCACCCCAATTAGCTTGATCCCACTTGGAACTATCCCAAATACCCGTGTTGGTAATAGATGGGTTAAAAGCTATCTGATTAACTAACGGCTGGGTGTCAAAATCCGTGCTAATACCGCATAGAACGGTCGGTAAGCCATTATCTGTTTGTAGGATAGGGCGTACTAAGGTAAAGCGTTTATTTTGTCCACGACTGTCAAAATAGCTATACGCTTGTTGTGCAGTTGCAATAATATTAGCCCCTGCATCAGAAGTCTGACTATAAAAATTTCCAACAAATCCGCTAGAACCAAAGTAAATCTTATTGTCGGCAGATACTTCCCAGCAAATAGCGTTTATGCCAGTAAATTTTGCCCAAGCCTTTGTAATCGTGTGCATTACATACTGGTCATATCCTGTACCAGTAGGAATGTTCAAAATCAACATATTTTCACTAGCAAAATAATTGATTTGCCAGCCAAAATTAGCGTAATAATTAGTGGCCGCTTGGCTTACAGCAAAATAAATCTTGTCAGTCAAGTTAATACGGGGATCTAAACGGGATGACTGTAAAGCCGCTGACATCGGCACAAGACCGTCTTGGGTTAGTAAAAGCAAGTCACCAGCCCATTTAAAGAAACATCTACGGGCAAAGGTTTGACCCATCTGCCAAACACCGACTTCACTCCAAGCATTAGCATCACTAGGGTTTGTACCCTTATAAACAATGACTTCACCCATGCTAGTAACAAAAGCGGATAAGTCATCAACGCCATAACCAGCGTCAAGTGTCCATGTTCCCATTGCTTGCAGGTAACCACCTGAACGGGCAATAGCACCTAAATTGAAGTCTAAAGCCGCACCACCAATAGATTGCACGGGTAAATACCAAAATATCATGCTGTCTTTTTGCACAAAGAACAGCCTGTTTTGGCACATATTGATGTTAATCAGGGTATTGCTGTTTACGCCTGAAATACCGATAACTGTATAAATACCCACTACAGTAGCGTTTGCCGCAGGTGCGGTTGCCATTGTGTAGGTAAAAGTAGTTGTTCCTGTTGCGGTAATGTAGAAAGTACCGCTATAGTTTGATTCCGTAGTTCCTGAAATACTGACCCGATTTCCTGTGGCTAGACCATGAGCCGTAGCAGTAGTAACAGTAGCCGTCAGGTTTCCTGTGCCACCCCTTGTAATGGTGCTAATAGATACGGCTGTAGCCGTAGTAGCCATCTTGTACCAGCGTGTACCGTCATAAATAATAGCTGGGTCAGCACCGTTTACAGCTAATAAAAAATGTCCGCCAGCAGTCGTAATCATGCAATGCTGGAACTTGCTGTTAGTTAATCCTGTTAATACAGAAGTAGCTACAGCAGTTGAAGCGTTATAAATAACCCCGTTTGCAATAGCAAAAAGCGTGTTTGTGCCATCCGCATTAGCGTAATTCATTAGGGTTTCTACATTACCTGTAATTCCAGTAGAAGCCTTGGAATACCCTTTTCTTAGGGTTACATCGGTAGGCGTAGGAAAGAAATTAACTAAAGAAACCGCATCTAACGGTTGCATTTCAGCCAATGAATCCCTAGCGTTCCAACCCCCAATAGGGGCGGCTAACGATGCAGTAACCGCTGTCCTACCTTTGGCTTGCATCATAATTAGCTACCGTAGCCAGTATCAGGAATATTAGCCCA